AGACTATAATAATTGGTAGTAGTAGCAGACCAGGATCGATAAGCGCAACTACAGCTAGTTTTAGTGGTAGTATACAGGAATTGAGATACTGGGGTAGTCAACAATACTCATCAATCGATCAAACAAAAATCTTTACTGGATCGGTAGATACTCTGATGAGCGGTTCAACATCAGTACAAACTACTCCATTTTACGCACACGTAATTAGTCCAACAACAATAGTTTCGTTAGACAAAGCAAATCCTACATGGACTGGAGCAACTAGCAGCTACAACGATTTAGAGTACCGACTGACTTTAGGAACGGATAATAAAAAAACAGACTTATACGTTACAACAAGCTTATCAGGCTCACAACCAGATCAAAGCATACCATGGATTAAGCCAGCTACATTTGTAAACTTTCCAACAACGACATCGTCATACTGGACACCAGTAGTGGAGGCAAACTTCATGCCATGGCCAGATATGGCAGGTAACCGTCAGGCATCTAATAAAATTAGAATAGAGAGTACAATTAATACAAGCACCGACTTGTATCGGAATATAAAAACACAAACGTCGTTACTAGACAGTCAACCAACAGACAGTCCAAGATTGGGAGTTTATCTATCTCCAACAGATCAAATTAACGAAGATATAGCAGAACAATTTGGAGGGTTGAGCATTGATGATTATATAGGAAACTATAGCGATCTATATGAAAACCATTATAAAGACCTTGATGGGTTAAACAGAGAGTACTTTAAAAAATACTCTACAAAAAACGATCCCCAAGCGTATATAAGATTGTTGCAACACTTTGATGCATCGTTCTTTGCAATGATTAAGCAGTTAGTGCCTTATCGTGCAAATCTGCAAACTGGATTGGTAATTGAACCACATATACTGGATCGTAGCAAAGTAAAGTTAGCAGGCTTGCCTACAGTAGAAAATCCAACATACGACACTCTTATAGACCTACCATCAACAGTAGAGCCATCTGGTACAATACAAGATATTGACCCGGGAATAATAGACACTGGAGTAGGTACAACAGTAGAAGGATCGGACATCCCAGTACATGAGGGGCAGCTCAACGGAGCTTACATGGTGAGTGTAGTGGCACCGTGGGATATTGCAAGTCCATTTGCTCCAAACTCGTTACTATACAAGTCAGGAAGTATTCCGGGATCGTACCCAAATGACACATTAAAGACATACATAACCTCATATGGAAGAGATAAGATAGAGGGTAGCCAATACGAATTCTACAGCTGGTACACTACTGGTAGCGGAACGTACACTGGGATAGTATCGAACTCAGCAGGATATGCGTATATCAATAGTATTGGTGATGATTACTCTAATCCAATTGGATTGCAAGCTACAACTGCAAGATCATCAGAAGTGTTCAATCCAACAGAAGCTCCATATAGCGTAAACGATATACTTAGAGGAACAGGATCCTTTAGTATAGATCCAGTAAATACTGTATATACGGGAAGCTACTTTAGCACAGCATTGGGAAGCCTTGGTTTTAGGTTTACGACAGGGGTTACTGGAAGCTCAACGACAACCAGATGGTCACAGATATCAACTGACCAGTTGAGATTTACTACACCAACAAATACTATAGTAACATCATCGTTTACAGTACCTGTTTTCTTTTACAAAAACTATCCTAATACAATATATGAGGTGTCGTTTGACACAAAGTACACTATGGCTGGTCCTGTTGCTCCAACTAATCCAACCTTGTATTTTAAGTTTGGTAGTGAGAGTTCGTCATATGAACAAGATATAACACTAACGGCAACACAAACATCCTACACTATATACACAAAAGCAGATGGACCTTATTTAGCGGTATCATTAAACACGAGCCAAAGTTCTGCAGGTGGTGCAATTATGGAGCTTGATAGTCTAAAAATTGTGCCGTATATTAACACAGAAGTACAGGATTATCAAATTGGACCACTTGCAAGCATAGGACAGCGTAATCAAAAGTATGATGGATGTAAGCTTGTAGCTACGGATTGGAATATAGATAGTAATGATACAATAGATAGAGGACCTGTAGTTACCATAATAGAAGGTCCTGGAATTGATATAACTGTAGATCCAAATAGCGAAGGAACCTTTACTTTCAGATAATCGACATATTTATAATAAACAATTTAACATACAATGGGATATTTAGATAACTCAACCGTCACAGTAGACGCAATTCTAACAAACAAAGGCAGACAGGTATTAGCTGCTGGAGGACAATTAAACATCACAAAGTTTGCTTTGGCTGATGATGAAATTAATTACGATCTTTGGAATCCATCACACACTCTTGGATCAAACTACTACGGAGCTGTAATAGAGGCCATGCCTATAATAGAAGCTAACCCAGACGAGACGCAAATGATGCGCTATAAGCTAATCACTTTACCAAAAGACGTATCAGGCATTCCGGTCATTGCAGTTAATCCTGGAACTATCAGCTTAACCACCTTAGCCAGCTCACAGATAGTTACACCATCAACAACCAATATGCCAACAGGCAATAGCACATTAGGATACACCGCTATCTTATCAGATGACACTGTTGCGACATTAGAAGTAGCAGCTGGTGGTCAGATAGGAGGTAGAGCTACACCAGCAGGAACAATGGGCATAAACGCTGGAGCAGCAGCAATGGCAGCTCAAAACGCAGGAGTAAGTGCAACAAACTTCTTGGATGATGAAATAAATGGAATTACAACAGCTGGATCAACTATTACAAGAGTTGGTATGAGCTTCATAGTTAGACCAAATCAATCAGGAACAACAACACCTAAGAGCGCATTATTGACTATCATTGCAAATGAAACTGGTGGATTCAAAACTGTAACGATCAATGTAGCAACAAACTATCCGGTACAAGAAGTTAGATAATAGGTAAATCGATACAAAACAATAAAAAATGGCAGAAATATACAAGGCATTTAACCAAGCCGAAGACGTAATAACAGGAGACATACAAGTAGTCAGCAGCCCGTTGTGGTCTGAAAACGTAAATCCATTAGCAGCAAGCTCAAGTGGAGTAGGTTTCTTTACATCATCAGTGCAGCAGACCAATGGAGGAACCTATTACACAGAAGTGTATCATAGAAACCCATCAGCTAACACAGCAGCAGCATCACAATTTTCAATTGCATATGGACACATTGCAGGAAGTGGTTCTGTAGGAGATGCAAATACAGTTGGACAAAACGTAAATGATACGCCAACAAGAGCTATATACAGTCAGTATAGAAATCTACTACTACCTCCAACCGATCTTGCGTTTAGCACCAACACAAGCGCAACAATACGAGACGTTTTTGTAATCAACGTAGCAAGAGCACGCTACCGTCAAAAGATTGATCCAGGAAACTGGACAATAAGAATTGGAAGTGGTAGTGCTATTGGTACTGGATCTACAGGAGCAACTTCTTTCTTAAGCTTTACTGACAATAGTGGAGGAACCACAGACCCATCAGTAGGCAGCTCAGGACGTGTATTCAAAATTATGTCAGGCTCTGAGGGAACAACCGTAGGTTCGACAGAATACGGACTATTCTACCCAGATGCAGGAATTCTAGTATTTGATGCGACCATTCTCTCTTCTTCATTAGGAATGCTACCAGGCACACAATTCAACACAGGAAGCAACAGTAACACAGTAAAGAATGCAGTGTCGTTATTTACTCGTGTAAGTGCATCTAGCTGGTTTGCAGCAAGAAACGAGGAACGAGTTAACTCTACGCACTTCTTTGTTCGCATAACAAACAGACAATTTAACTTTACCAACAATCCAACGTTTGTATCAGGATCCTTAGGAAACTTTTTATACTCGTCAATGTTACGTAATCCAAGTGTTTATATCACAACTATTGGTATGTACGACGACAATAACAGATTATTAGCGGTAGCTAAACTAAGCCAGCCTTTGTTAAAAACATTCAACCGCGAAGTTTTAGTAAAAGTAAAATTAGACTACTAACCACTCTTTGAATAGCATTCGAAGACAGACCCTCCAAATCTGGAGGGTTTCTTTTTACCTACATATTTATATACAATGGCAGGGATTTTTAAAAACTTAGATAAGTCAGATACTAGACTAACTCCTTTTAGAGCTTATAAGAGGTTTAGCGGAGCTGGAACATACACAACATATTCAGCGATACTCTCTTTAGCAGACGAGCAGATAGACAACTCCGCGTTTATTACACCATCTGATCCAAACGTATTTACCAGCAATGGAAAATCAAAAAACTCAGTGTGGCATAGTATTGACGGCCTATTCTATAGATACTATTACACAAACCCCAAAGCTAGTTTTGATTCATTAGACAATACGAGACAGCCAAGACTGCTACACAAAAATGCCTTTGTAATAAGCATGCCTCAAAGTAATTATGGAGAAGGTATAGAGCCAATGTCAGTAGTATTATCACTAAACAATGGCGTAACTACTACAACCTTTGTTGATGACATTTACGGAAACCTAGTACCACAAACCACCACAACACTCATACCCACAGCAAGTAAAGTAGTTTTTAACACAAAACCGGCATCACACACAAGGGATCTTACGCAGACATTCAACAAAGCTATTGAGTATGGTACTGACTTGTATCCAAGTAGGGTAGAATTTAACAACATATTAATTACATCTGGAAGCCCCTTTGTATCTACAGTGGAAACGCGATATCAATTTACAGGGAGAAGTAATGCTACAAGCTCAATTGTAATAAAACCAGAAAACGGCGACATAAATAGCCTTTTTAACTTTACCAGTAGAGACTTTGCTATAGGATTCAACTATACACCAGATGCATCAGCAACGAACCCACGTCAACTTATATTAGAAAAGTACGACACATACACGCAACCGCATTTAGATTTAAACGGATCGTCGTATAACAACGCAACTCTACAATCTAAAAACAACAAGTTTCCTTATAGACTGTCGTATGAGCTTAGTACACAAAAGCTTGTTTTTGAAAAAGGTAGTGGATTGGACACGCTACTATACACAAGCAGCTACCAATACACTCCAGGCACCAATGCAATGATAGCACGATCTGGAAGCGTTTACTATTTACGATGTAATGGGAATGAAGAGACCTTCACGGATACGTTATATACATCAGACGTAAATTGCGCAAATGATAGCTCTCTCTATATTGGTTCAACAGCTACCGGAGCAAGTGGATCAAACGCTGCAATGGGACCTATGTTCTTTTATGATGGGTTTATCAACAGTCTTACTTATGATCAAATAGGCTATGGAACGACGTACGCTGAAAACTACGTAGGCAAACAAATAGGCAATGTGTTTAGAAAGCACGGTATGATAGTAGTTACAGATCCGCAACTTGTAGCTGCGTTGGGTTCACTAACAGTAGTCTCCTTGGAGTATAGAGGAACAACAACAATATACGAGAATGAGATTAGTTGCACAGTATCTCCTGGCCAATTAACAAGAAGCACTAATCCAAGTATGTATTATTATAATCCTTTACATAACCAATTTGAGCTTAGTAGTTTTGCAACTGGCTCTGGATTTACGCCATATATTACTAGAATAGGTTTGTATGACGATAATAACAACCTTGTAGTAGTTGGGTCATTAACACAACCAATCCAATTACCAGACAACGTAGACACAACATTTATAATAAGATACGACGTATAATGGCAAGAAAAGTTACAAAGAGACAAGCAGCAGTTAAGAATGGTTATAGAAGCGGTCTTGAAGAGATTGTCGATAGTACACTTAAGCAACGCAACATAGATGGCGAGTACGAGAAGCACAAGATTAAGTACATAGTACCAGCAACAGACCACACATACACACCAGATTTTCGACTTCCAAATGGAATCTTTGTAGAGACTAAAGGAAGGTTTGTTGTAGAAGATAGAAAGAAGCATGTCCTCATAAGAAAACAACATCCCGAACTAGACATTCGGTTTGTGTTCCAAAATTCCAAGAACAAAATTAGAAAAGGATCACCAACAACATACGCTGATTGGTGCGTTAAGCACGGATTCATATACGCTGATAAAACTATTCCACAAGAGTGGTTGGATTTGTAACAGATTAGCGTATATTGGTTACTATGGATATAAACCAAGCGCAACTTAAAAATATTGTAGATAGTCACTTAGGTGCTGGTACTACGGGAAATAAAGGAGAAACTGCGTACTTTTGTCCATTCTGCAATCATCACAAAAAGAAGCTGCAAGTAAACTTTTTACTTGAGAAGTTTCATTGCTGGGTTTGTAATACTAAAGGAAACTCGATAGCAAACCTTTTAAAGAAGAGTAATGCTGTAAAGCATCTTGTCCAGAAAGCTATTGAACTCGGTAGTAAAAAACACTATAATCCTACGCAAGACACCCAAGTAGTTCAAGTAACGCTGCCAGACGAATACATTCCAATATGGAAAGGCAACCCAAACAGTCCTCACTTTAAGAATGCACTACACTATCTCTTAGAGAGGAGAGGTTTGACTAAGTATGATATCCTAAAATACCAAATAGGCTATTGTGAGAGTGGAGAGTATAGTGGGATGATTATTGTTCCAAGCTACGACGCACATGGGATCCTAAACTTCTTTACTGGTAGAAGCTACTATACAGAAGCAGGACGTAAGCACAACAACCCAGACGTATCTAAAGACTTTATAGGATTCGAAAACCTAATAGATTGGTCTCAGCCAATTATCTTAGTAGAAGGAGCTTTTGATGCTATATCAACTAAGCGAAATGCAATTCCTTTGTTTGGTAAGATTATCTTAAGCAAATTACAAATCAAAATTATCGAAGAAGGTGTGAAGGAGATCAACATAGCACTAGACCCGGATGCACTATCTAAGTCAGTAGAAGCTATAGAGACGTTTATTAATAATGGAATAGATGTAAAGTTGATACCTCTAGAGGAAGATCCAAACGACACTGGCTTTGCTGGTATGAGAAAATTAATAGAAAATACATCAAGTGTAGACTTATTTGACTTGGTGACCCTTAAAATGGCTATATGATAAACAAAGTCAAGATAAACCTAAAGAAGGTAGACAAGATACTACACATCGCTGATGTACACATTAGAAACTGGAAGCGTCACAAAGAGTACAAGTTGGTATTTGATAAGCTTTTTGAAGTTGCAAAGCAATTACCAGAAGACAGTATCATCACTATTGGAGGAGATATAGTACATGCCAAGACTGACATGAGTCCTGAGTTGATCCATATGGTTTCATACCTATTCAATAACTTAGCTGACATTAGACCTACAATTGTAATTTGTGGAAACCACGATGCAAACTTAAATAATAATCATAGATTAGATGCTCTTACACCAATTGTAGAAGCACAGAACCATCCTAACTTATTCTATCTTAGAGACAGTGGAACCTACAAAGTAGGTAACACAATGTTAGCAGTAATGTCTTTATTAGATGCACCAAGTGAGTATGCAACAGCAGATGTCCTAGAAGGAAAGGCAGATACACTAATTGCAATGTACCACGGAACTATTGCTAATAGTAAAGTTGATAGTGGTTTAAACATTGCTCATGGTCTGGATTGGGATACGTTTGCTGGATACGACATTGTTTTGTTAGGGGATATCCACAAAAGACAAATCCTTTCAAAGGAGGATCCACTAATCTTCTACCCAGGAAGTACTGTACAACAAAACTTTGGAGAATCATTTGAAGGACATGGTTATGCTATTGTCGATGTGCCAACTCGTACTGTTGAGCATTTTGACATTCCAAACGATTATGGGTACTTTACATTTGATATAGTCGATGGAATTGTTCCTGAC